ACTCAACAGCCAAAAAGAAATCGGGACCATGCTGGTTAGTGAACAGGATCATGTCCGAGCGATTTGGATGGCACTCAATGCCAGCTATGCCTTAGAAGCACTACGCTTTATGGTAAGTTTCGCAACTAGTCTTGCCATGGTAGAGAATCGTATCTTCATTGGCAATGGTAATATCATTGCACTTATTCTACAAGATGAATTACTTCACGCAGAATGGACTGCTTATATCATCAACCAAGTACAACGGGATGACCCGAGATTTGCCAAAGCCGCTCAAGAGTGCCGAGCCCAAGTGTATGATATGTACATGGAAGTGGTGCAAGAGGAAAAGGCCTGGGCTGACTTTTTGTTTAGGCGTGGAGTAGTTATTGGCTTAAATAGTCACATACTAAAAGATTTTGTTGATTATACAGCATTTGTAAGGCTTAAAGAAATTGGTATAAAGTATCAAGAAGAACATCCAAAGTCTAGTCCAATTCCATGGTTCAATAAGCATGTAAATATCAATAAAAAACAAACTGCTCTGCAAGAATCAGAGTCAACCAATTATGTCATTGGTGTAATGAGTGATAATATACAAAAAGAAGAATTACCGATTTTATAGGACATATATGGCAAAAATACAAGAAACAATATTCGTAATAAAATTGAGTCAGTTGGTAAAAGAAAAATCAGACAAGTTAGCAAACACTAGTTTTGATAACTTAGAAGAAACACTTGAGCAGGTTGTTCAAGAATTAGTAGCTAAAGATGTAGTAGTAGAAGTAGAGAGAGCATAAATGTTAACCGTATACAGCAAAGCAAATTGTCCTCAATGTGACCAAGCCAAAAGTCTACTAGAACTCAAACAAGTACTATTTCAAGAAGTACGAGTTGATTTAGACCCAGTGGCAAGACAATATTTGGTAGACCAAGGACATAGATCAGTACCACAAATTTATTCCCATGGTGAACTTTTTGTCAAAGGTGGTTATCAAGGATTAAAAAATTTAACAGAGCAACAATTTCAACTATTAAAGGAAACTCAACATGTTAATTGAACACACAAAATACCGCCCTGGTGACATCGTCAACTTCAAGTTAGTAAGTGGCGATGAAATTGTAGGTAAACTAGTCCAGATTGGCAACGCCAGTTATGAACTTAATAGACCATGTGTGGTAGTAACAAGTCCAGATGGTTTGGGCATTTTACAAGCCATGTTTGGATTAGACCCCGATGCTGAAAATCTTACCTATCGTGATCAGCATATTATTAGTATGTGTCGCACTCATCCCAAAATGGAAGAACACTATGTTTCTGTACTACACCGGGACGATGGCGCCGACTTAGACCATACCCCACAAGCACCGGGTGGGTCAAGTATAGTAGGAGTCTAACATGCCGGGTGCAGCAAGGCAAGGTATGGACATGGCAGGCCTGGGTGGTTCCATTATGTTTCCTGTGGCCTGTTCGGTCACAGTAAACGGCAAGCCTGCTGCACATAAAGGCAGTATGATTGTACCACATAGTCCCATAGCTAAAAAGCCCACCCCGCATCAGTTTCCGCAAACTATAATAAAATCATCCTGTTCGGTCACAGTAGAAGGAAAAGGCATGGCTCGCGCCGGCGATATTGCATCTTGTTTTTGCGATATTAAGCTGGGCAGTTGTGATGTTATGGTTGGCGATTAACCACTAATTTTACGCATAAATATCAATTATGTGTAATTTACTAAGCGTAGTCGTGTCAATTGCCGCAGCCGGACTTACAGCCGGTGGCGGACTTGATCTAGGTGGAGCCGGCCTGGGATTTGAAGGTGTTGACCTAGGCTCCTTTGCTGATATGTCTGATGTAGTGTCAGAGATGGGCAGTGTGGTCACCGATGTAGTTGATCAAGCCATAGATGTCTGCTCTGATTTCGTGGGAGATGTTTTAACCGACTTACCATCTGGTTTAACCGGGCAAATGGATTTAAGTATATTCAGTGACTTTGCATTAGAAAATTTAGATTTTGCCAGTACTAACTTATTTGAAAGTATATCACAACAAGGAGCTAGCCTAATCAGTGGCGGAATACCCGGAGTCACAGAAATCATTGGCGGTGCCAAAGCCTTTTGTGAACAAGCCACACAGACTCTTGCCAGTATACAAAATGCTGCAACTTTTACAGTAGGCGGGCAAAGTTTTAACGCCTTGACTATATTCGATCAATGCACTGGCGGCGCAGTCAGTAAAGTGCTAAATCCAGTACAATCAGTGGTTGGGTTAGCTACCGGTGTAGTCGGGGCTGCAGAAGCTGGCATTAAAACTGTTGATAACATAGTAAATTCCACCCAAGAACTTCTCAATGATGCCGAAGCCAAGTTCAAGAGTTTTGCCGGGGATCTAACCAATTTTGGTTCTGGATATGATTTTGGTAATTTGAATGAAGCCTTTACATACCCGGATATTGCTAGGAATCTCAGCGCACAGGGATTGACACAGTTAGATCCAGCATTACAAAAACTCGGTGTTACAGCAGCACAAGCGTTCTTATCTAACCCCACAGACCTAAAAGCAGCATTTAGTACAGTAACTGGTGGTGCGTTAGATATTGTCAAGCAACAAACTGGCTTTAATGCAGCTATTACTAGCTTGGACCAAATGTTGATGCCAGCAGCGGTATTGACTGCAAGCACACTGGCCTTGGTACAAGATTTTAACGGAATTAAAGATCGTATAACCAGCATAGGACCAACCACTGTAAACAGTTTTGCAGCACTGGGGCAAACATTGCAACAAATGGAATTTCCCAAAAGCAGTGACTTGATTGGTTTAGAAAATGATGTAACCAAGTTCAAGGCCACATTAGAGTCGGGTGCTGCGGCAAGAGCCAGTTTGGTAGGTTCAGGTACTGGTGTGTTTGGTAATCCCACAATGGATGATGTGATTGGCACAATGACAGGTAAAACATACACACCTAAGTTATTGGAAATACTCAAGCGCCAGAAAAAAATTATGTCATCGTCAACAGGGCAAGCATTGCGCGGTAGTATACAAAGTGCCATAGATAATGCTCGTGCCGGTAAAGACACAGGACGGCAAGATGCTGATGCTATTCGTGCTGCCTCACAAGATATTCTCAATCCTTCCACTAACGAGATGCGAGAAGATATTGAGGTAATGAATAGATTATTTGCAGAACTACAAGATCAATTAGTTAGAGAAAAGCGCAATCTTAAAGCAGCAAGAATATTACCTAATCAAGTGCAAGGATCATTGTCCCACATATTAGCTTTTTTAGACAGTCTTAGTACAGCCTATAAAGATGACTTACAGATAGGCTACAGGCAATTTATCGAAGACCTTGTCAGCGACGACATTTATGGAGAAGCGATATTAGCAGCCATTGTAGAAGGAAAAAATAAAGACATTCTACAACGAATTGGTGTTACTTATCCGGCACCAACACTGGTACAATATACTGACGAAGTCAGTTCAGCTCGCGCTGCTATGTTTGCACGATGCTGCCCAGAAGAGGAAATATCATATGGATTCAAAGACAGTTTGTTGGTTGTATACGAAGGGGATACGATTGATATCGTAGTTGACGCTCCAACTTTACCTGATGGTTCATTACTACCATACACAGTAAGTATACGATGACTACCGAATACAAAGAATATATTGTAAAACTGCTTAGATCAGAAGATCTAGCTGACTTTTACGATGACATGGAAACTCCGGGTGGCAATTTATATATCCCAGACAGAGTGGTGCAGGTATCGCTTCAAAAGCCACAGTCAAATGTTATAAGATATTATTTGAGCGAACAAGAAGCTGCATTGGTAGCACAAGATCCTCGTGTGGAATATGTTAGATTATCAAGCAAAGAACTTCCTGTTCGTCGTGGTTTACAGTGGCAACAGTCTGCTGATTTTTGGCGTGGCAGTTATAGCTCTGGCACAACGACAAAAAATGGACCTACCGGTTCGTATCAAAACACCGATAAGAATTGGGGTTTACATAAAGTCATCACTGGCAATAACTATTGGACATTACCTAATACTGATCCAGCATATCAATGGGGATCGGGCAATGGCACATTTATACGATTGCCTGACAGTATCGGGACAATATTAGATGGCAATGGAGTTGATGTTGTCATAATAGATGGGCATCTACGAGCCAACCATGCTGAGTTTAGAGCCAATACAGATGGTACAGGAGCATTGCGAACATTTGGTAGTTTTAATTGGTTTCAATATGCCATTAACAATCCGGCCA